CACGGTTCCCCCGCCGCCGACGGTCCCGTCAGCCGTGGTCTGGTATAGGGTGCCTGCGGCGCTTTTCAGGCTTGCCCCGGACGGCAAGACGACGCCCGGCGTGCCGGTGAACGTCGCGGTTCCCGAGGCGGCCACGGCCACCTTGCGGACGATGCCGCGCAAGCCCGCGTGCGCCTCCAGATGCTCGGTATCGGCGGTATCGGGCAAAAGCTGGCGGGCAAGCCATGACTGATAGTCGTAAAGCCCCTCAACAGCCGAAGCGGTGCAGGACGAACGAATAAAAAGATCACTGTCTCCACCCGTTGGAGCCGTGGGATCGAGGTTGCGGGCGTCGCGCAGCATACGTTCGCGGATCGTCGCAAAATCGGGGGGCGTGTACGGCATATCAGCTCACTTTGACCGGGTATGAGTACAAGGAACGGCGGCCCGTCAGGTCGACCACTTCAACATGCAACAGGCACCGCCCGTCATGCGGCATGTCTGCGGTGACGCTGACGGAACGCGCCCGCCCGTCATTGACCAGCGGGGCAAGGGACTGTTCGGCGTATTGCCGGGCCAGCGTGCGCACGCGGGGCACGTCTTTTTCGCGCGTCAGCTCATGCAGGCGCGAGCCCAAAGACGGATCGGCCCACCAACCGCCGAGGGGCGTCATCAGGCGCAAGTAGACGGCGTTCGCCAGCGTTGCGATGCGTTCACCGGTGTAATCGCCGGAAGAGGGATCAAGAAAAGCGTCCATGCGCGGATAGTACCAAACGCATGGACGCGGGCCAGTTGACGGATGTCAGCGGGTGAGTGGAAGAAAAGGCGGTTATTGCGGCTCGCTGGTTGTGCCGCCGCTGTCGCCCCGGTGGGTATGATGTGCGGTGGAGATGCCCGCCGCCGTCTGATCGCCGGTAGTTGTGAGTTCGCCGTCGAGATGCATATCGCCGGTGATGCGGGCCACGGTGCGCCCGGCGGCGCGGCTGCGGCCTGCGGTCCCGCCATAGGCAAGGCCGGGCGTCTGGTAGGTGACGCCCGCGTCCGCCTGCACCGTGTAGCTTTTTGTCTGCATCAGCACGTCTTCTTTGGCTTTCACGATAAAGTGATCGCAGTCCACTTCGATGATCTTTTCCTTTTTCAAGGTGATTTTCGCGCCCCATTGGTTGTAGACGCACACTTCACCACCGCCGACCTGCACACGGTACGCGCCGTTTTCAGTCGCTATAATGACGCTGTGCGCCGTCTTGCCGCCCAAGGGTAAAACGATAAGCTCGGAACCCGCAGGAACCCCGGACGTAAAGCCGAATTGCTGAAAAACTTCCGACGCTTCCAGTTTTTCGCCGTTCAGGGCGTCGCCTTGCGCAAGCTGTACGCCGGGCTTGCCGTTCAGCCCGCCAAGCACGGCCCGGAACGGAAGGCGCACGGCGGCGAGCGCGCGGGCAATGGCATCCTTGATCATCTGCGCGGTGGTCATAGCTTGTCTCCATAGTCCCATGAGCCTGAGAAGGGCTTTTTGCCCTTCTTCCCGCGCTTGCCCTTCTTGCTGGTATCCGGCAACCAAACCCCGTCGGGCTTTAAAACGAGCGTAGTGGTCGTGCCGTCACGCCCGCCGTTGAACGTGCGCCGGGTGAGAAAATAAACGTGCTTGTCGCCGTTCAAAGTGACGCGCTGGCCCGGTTCCCACAGCTTCCCGTCGCTTGTGCGGTGGCCCCGGACTTTCGCGGTAATGGTAAAACTGTCCATCACGCCGTCGGCAAGCCGTTTCTTGGCCTTTTTCAGGGCGTCGCCGGGGGAATCAAGGCACCCTTCGGAGACGATCAACGGCCTGTGCCACTTTACATTGGGGTCCGTGGCCTTGCCCTTCATGGCGTTTTTGCTCTTTTTCTTTTCCGTCCCGGCCCCCTGTGCGAGGACCGTCACTTCGGAGTAGCGCCGCTCGCAGCCCTTATCGATCTCAATGTCGATCACGTTGTTCCCCTTGCCGTCCAGCCGCATGATCAGGGCCGCGACGGGCGGCGTGGTGTAATCCGGGGCCGCGATCTTGAGGGTCCCGTCCGGGGTGAACCACGGCCACAGGCCGCTTGCTTCGGCGGCCTGCTGGATGACTTCCCATGCCGACATGCCCGGCTCGACCGTCACTTTGACGAAAGCCGCGTCACGCCCGGCGATGTCGAGCTCGGCGATGCCAAGGGGTCGGGCCACGGTGGCGACGGCTTCCGGCAAGGTGATTTCACGGCTGACGAAAATGGGGGCCGAGCAGTCAAGCAGTACGGCGGCCCCGTCACGTCCCCGAATGTCCAGCACATGCTCGCCTTTGCGGAAAGCGTGCCGCACGCGATCGACGCGCCCGGACATGACAAGCTCGTCGCCGACGCGGATTTGCACTTCGGCCCACGGCTGGAGGTATTCCGGCAACGCCGTTGCTGGCGTGCCCAAAGACACGCTCCAGCCGTCCGCCGGGGTGAAGAAATCGGAATCGATGCTGTACTTCAACCAGTCGCCGTGCACGTGCCCGGCGATATGCAGCGTCACGCGGTCGGCGTCAGTCGGCGTAGACATGGAGGGCCTGCCCCTTGGCTATAAAGTTCGGATTGCGGATCTGCGGGTTCAGCCGGACGATTTCCGCCGCACGGGCAAAGTCGCCGTACAGCTTGTGAGCAAGAAGATGTGCGTTGCACTCCGTCTCGACGATGTGCTCGACAAGCGGCGGGCGCGTCTCCAAAACTTTGGCCCCCAACGTCTGCACGGCGTCGGCAATGGTACGCAGGGATTCAGAGGCCGCGTAGGCCGTTTCCGTGTCCGCCACGGCCCGGACCCAGTCAATGGAATCCTGTACCCGTTCGCGGACATTGCCGACCACGGCCTCGATTTCTTGCGGAGTCATCACCGGATCATCCAGTTCGTCGGCGAGCATCCCCCCGGCGGCTTCCGCAAGCTGTGCGGCCTGCGTCACCGTCGCCGCCATGACGGGCACGTCTTCCACCGTCCCCGCGCCGGGGGCCGGGGGCGTCAAAGACGGCACGGGCTGTTTTGCCGGGGCCTTTTTGACGGCAAGCACCGGCTCGGCGCGTCCATCCGCGCCGCCGGACACGTAGCCTTGTACGCGGGACGAGACGCCGCCCACGACCGGCTCGCTCTTGACGGTCTCGCCGGTGCGCCCAAGGCGCGGGAAGGAATCCGAAAGCCGGGTCCACGCCGAAAAGGAACCGGACAGATCGACGCCGGATGTGATCTTTGACTGCACGGCGAGCAAATCCGACATGAACGCGGCGGGGTAGTTGACGTATGAAAGCGCGGATCGGACGACGGATTGCCCCACGTCGTATATGTCGAGCACGGCTGACAGTACGTTTTCCACGCGGGCGCGGGCGGCCTGAGCGTATTCCTGCGCCACGGCGAGCTTGTCGCGTACCGTTGAAGCGGCGGAAGAAAGCGCGTCGGCAATGCTTGCGTCAAGCACCGCCTGCGCCTGCTCCGCCCCGGCGCGCGGAGACTGATAGTCGAAAAACGGGTTGTCCAGTTCGGCCTCGACGGCCTCGAAGTCAAGGGCGACGTAATCGGGATCGTCGGCCTTGTGCGGAATGCCCCAGCGGGTGATCGCTACCTGTACGGAGCCGAAGACCGGATGGATCAGCTCGCCCTTGCCGGTTTCCTCAAACGCCTTGACGAGGGACGCCACGCCGGAAAGGTAGTCTTCACCCCAGAACAAGGCCGTGATGCGGATGCGCCGGGCCTTGCGCCCAAGGTCTTCGATCTCGGCCCCGGCCCGGTACGGGTATTCATGCACGACGATGGACTTTTCCCCGTCGTCCTGCACTGATTCGACTTCAAACGTGACGCCCCGGAAAGAGGCGTCGAGAAGTTCGGTTTTCCAGCCCATCAGTTTGACCTAAAATTGTATTCGGTTTGATACTTTTCCATGACTTCCGCGAGCGTCAGACCGTCAACCTCAAGGGCAAGTTTCGCGTTCAGCTCGATCGGCTGACGTTCCTCGGTTTGGGCTTTTGACACGGGATCGCTGTAAATAAGCTTGCCCGCGCCTTCCCCGGCCTCACGCCCCGCCCACCAGCCGAGCAGGCCGCCGATGAGCGCGCCAGCCGTCGTCCCGATCACCGGCACGACGGAACCGGCGGAAGCGCCCGCAGCCGCCCCGGCAAGCGCACCACCAAAACCGCCGTAGGTAGCCATATTCGCCTGATCTTTCTGTTGGCGCGTCAGGTTCGGGTCGTTCTCAGTCTGCCAAATGTCATAGGCGGACATGGCAAACTCGGCCCCAAGAAATCCCTTGCCGAGCGTCCTTGCCCCGGCCTGTACGGTCTCTTTCGCTACCGTCTTCGCCGTGGCGTCTGCAACCGCCTTGCCCCCGGCTTCCAGCGCCGTCCCCTTGAGTACGGCCTTGCCGCCCACATCGGCGGCGGTCTTGGCGAGGGTCGCCTTGCCGCCAGCCTCAACGGCGGTTTTCCCTGCCCCGCCCAAAAGTTTGCCCGCCCCGCCGAGCACCTTTCCGCCTCCCCCGCGAAGCATCCGGGAGCCGCCCCACGCCATGCCGACGGCGGCGAATACGCCAAGGGCCGTCGCGGCTTCATAGACAACCGTCGTCAGCCGGGGAAATTCCTGTGCCGCGTCACGCAAGCCGGTAAGCATGTTGTCGATATGCGGTTTGACTTCGGAAAAGGCGTCGCTGGCGGCAATGTCTTTTTCATTGGCCGCTTGCTGGAGCTGCGCGTCGGTTGTGGAAGCCATGACACTATAAGATGTATCAATAGCCCCGTCCGCCTCTTTGAGTTGATCCAGCACGTCACGCTTCGTCGCTCCCTGATTCATTACACCGACAAGTCCAAGCATGGCTTCCCTGTCTTGAATGATGCGCCCCACAGCGGAACCTTGCAAAATCTCCGCCGCTTGTTGCAATAAGGCTTGGCGGTCGGCTCCTTTGGCGGTTGCAAGCTGCGCCTTGATCTTCTTGTAGCTTCTATTCGTGTTGACGACACGCTGCTCGACGA